CCCGGTGTCATCACTAAGGTTTTCCATTTTGTACTCACCTGATTCAGTTTTAATTTCAGTGTATTCTGCATTTCTGCAGTTCTTATTTTCTAATGTTGTACTCATCATGTAATCATCAAAGGAAATGTCACCACGTTTGAATTGAATCTTTCCATAAATGGAAAGTTCAATGGTTTTATAATTAGGCAGGGGTGGTAAACCTTGCGTAGAAAACTTGTATTCTTGCTTATACAAATAGAGCAGTTCGAGTTGTACATCTCGGTAACTATCACTGTCCAAATACATAAACGCCTCATACAAGAAAGACTGTATGGTTTGATAAACTTGAAGTTCTTCAGCTATTGAGCCAGAAGGCATAACCCACTCTAGCATCTTATACATAGAATTGAGGTTCAAAGGAGCAAGCCAATATTGGTCAGCTCTATGAAAAAACTTGCGTCGGAGAAAAGAAACTTCTTCAAAAGAAAGGGTTTCAGTAAACACATTGCCTTTACAAGCAGGTGTTATATCCATATTAAAATTTTCCTTAGCGAATTCCTTGAAAGTTAGGTTATTAAACCAACTTTTTATCTCATTCTTGATCGCAGCTATTAAGTCATCACCATAGATGCGAGGCTTTACATAGTCAAAGAAATTCATATCATCGTCAGGTGCCATCGCGTAAAATGCGTACATAAGCATAACCAAACCACGTATTGAATTATCTTCAGCGGTGCCGTACTTACCAGAGGGTTGCATACCTGGTTTCATGACTAAGTCATTGTTAATATCCAACATAGGGTACAACAAATCGTTCAAGAGTTCTTTGAGAACTCCCAAAGCAGCATCATTGTAACCCAACGCTTTAGCAATTCCATAAGCGGCGGAAGCGGCAGCTTCACCGACTTGGAAAGACATGGAAACGTCATATCCGCTATAATCCCATTCAACAAAATAATCTGAAAACTCTGCAAGAGGAACAAAAAGTTCTTCAACATCGGTGTGAGCATCACACCCAACAGCGCAACAAAAAGCATCTTGCATTTCAGGCATCAACGTATATATAGGTGAAAGGAACATATTAGAAATTATCAGAAGATCTATAGACGCCATATAAAACAGGCGAGTTTTTCCTGCCAAAGCTTTTTCAACAAGGCGGGGTTCATCTTTCAATTGGGCACTAAACACATAAGTGTGCGATTCCCCAGAATTGTACTTGTCGAGAATGTCCATGACGTCATTAATAACGCCATAATTGGCTTCCCAGCAGTCTTGAACCTCGTTCCTAGTGAAATATTTGGATTTAGGACCTGGATAACCGAATCCCCCAGAAGCTTTCATGTTTAAACGAGCACTAAAAGAGTCACTCGCAACTCCATTTATCGCCTCTTTAAGCCCTACAGGACTAATAGAAATATCGCGATTTCGAGCTTCAAGAACAACACGCTCAACTATTTCATCGCTGACTCTTCTCAATAATGAGGAGTCCAGAACAGGAGCAGTATTGTCCATCTTAAGCAAAGCAATGTTATACGGCGAAATATACTCACCATCTGGTGTAGTAGTGGGTTCCATCATGGGAACGGTGTAAACTTCATCCCTCACAAAATTAAAATGTTTTATGAAGAAATCATCTAGGTAAGGCTGCAATTTACTTTGTCGCAGTTTACTTTTCTTTTTAACACACGTCTTACCAATTAACTTACCATAATAATCCAAATGTTCAAAAGGGTAATACATGAATGGGCTCTTTGTAGTAGGAGGTTCGACTTCACAATTGTCTAGTCCGGCCTCCGTATAAAAACTGAGTCCTACCGCGGCCATTTCTCTCAAGGCTTCCTCGAGCTTGGTCTTATTGACAGGTATGGCATAGCCATCATTATCACTTCCAGCTGTATGTATACCAGCAACGCCAATGGCATTGCGGCCAACAGCGCAGAAAAGAGGTGTGCCACAAAGTCCAGCGCGGTGATCTTTCAATTCGTATCTGTACATTTCAGGACATTGGATCTTGCCGTTTATAATATCGACAGGTTCTAAGCCTTTTTCAAGAGTGGCAACAACATTGTTACCTTTAAT